GATTGCGCTCGAGCAAGGATGTCCTCGGCGTATGCCTTCTGCCAACTTGGAAGATCGGCAATAGATGTCGTTGTTGCTGTGGCCATGTTATGCCCTCTTCCTCATATCCATCATGTCGGCGTACATCTTCGCAGCCATTGCACCACGAGAGCCGTTAGGCACCGAATCCAGTTTACGCGCTGCGCGCTCCATGTTGCCGTCCGGGTCAAGCCCCGCGAGGTCCTTACCGGAAAGAATAACTTCCCCATCCGATACAGCAATCTGTTCAACAGGCTTGCCGTTTTGCATAATCATACCAGGAATTGAGTCGCTGGTCACTGTTCCTGGGCCCTCGATCATACCACCCATGCGGTAACCTGGAGATAACCGAGGAGCACGGAACCCGTCGTCAGGAACTTGGGTGTAGCCCGAAGATGCGATCCCCGTAAGGTCACCGTACTGGTACTCAGATGGGCTGTTGTTTAAATATGTTTCTTCGTACGCCCGTTCAGCCGCATCACGTTCTTCTGGAGTTGAGTACCGCTCACCAGTGTATCGATTGGCGTATAGGTTTTTGTAGACGTCGTCTCTCAAACCGCCGGACTCGCCGTAGCCCTCTGTGTTGAAGCTAAGGGCTGTTTGTTGTGGGGTCTCTAACGCGCCCGCCAAAGTCAACAAACCTGCCGCCTGTCCAAGGTTCATCTCACCACCAAAGATGCCACCCTCTCCACCAGCAACCTGTCGGATGTTCGAGGGCCGAGGAGTTGGAACCGGGGACTGAGCAACAGCAGTCGTATTACGAAGACCAGCAAGCCCTTCAGCGGTGCCGACGCCCATACGCCCAAACGTGTTTGTTACGGCCTGACCAAACCCAGAGTTTTGCAGAGCCGTGGTGACGTTAGGAAATACCTTCGCGCCGATACCTGCAATGGCCGCGTTACGGATCGCGTCCCTTGGATCGTCGCCCTCGATCAACGAGCCAATACCTGCACCAAGAGCCGTGGTTAACGCACCACCGCCCGGTATCAACGCACCAGCTGCCGCTCCAAGAAGGCTACCAAGTCCCATTATACGTCACCTTTGTTTTAACGCACTCTATCAGAGTTTTTTAACCGTTTCCAGTTATGGTGTCACCACCGTTACTGCACCTACGTCACCTGTTCCACTAGCCCCCGCTACATGGGGTGCGTTCAGTAGAGAAATCTTCACGAAGCCGTCCTGCTGGAACAAGGTTCCAGGTTCCAACCCCACGTCGTTTGTCGGAAGATTGGTCAGGGTCATGTTTGTTGCACGTCCGAGGCCGGGGTTTTGCTGCTGCTCAAGGTAAACAGAAAAGCTCCGCGTCAGGTTTGCAAAATACCGTTGATCGTACTGCTCTGGAGGAACTGGAAAGTACGGGAGGACAAGATTACGGGACATCAGCGCCTCCCGTCAGGTCGAATGTCCACCCGTGTGGACCCCAAACGCCACGTCATCTGCGTTCCGTCCGACTCAAAATAGAGCGACATCTGACGACCACGTAGGCGGTAGAACAGTTGTTCTGTATCCGAGCCAATGGTTTCCGTTTGAGAGTTAGAAAAAGCACCCCCAGAAAAGTTCCGAACTCGGATAGTCAGATCAACCTCAGGGGTATCCGATGTTGAGTTTCGGAATTGAATGTCCGGGATAACCCGGCGGATAAAGGTAAAGTTGTCGCCGTCCCCGATATCCATGGGGCTGGACTGAATGTAAGACGTGATACCAGAAACAGGGTTTGTGGAGCCGTCGTCAAAACCGTTCTCGTGTTCGTACAGGTAGCCGTCCGTCCCCGCCGCAACAGGAAAGTTAAAGATGCCACGGTCCATCCACGCAGTGCGGTCAAGGGTGCCGTAGTACCAAATCTGCTCCCCGTAATTGTAAATCACGTAGCGGTCGTTTTCAGTGCTGTTTGATGACGGGTAGAACCACCAGATCTCGGTCGTCTCTTCGTTGAGAGCCGAGCAAATCTTATCACCCTGCGAGATGTTGATGTCGTCAAACACGTAGTCCCGAACAGTACAGGGGATGCGGCTGACCGAACCCGAATAGGAGTAGAACTCAGAGGAGCCCATCCAAAACACAAAGTCGTCTACGGCGATTGCCGCGTTGGGGCCAATAATGGTGATGTTTTCTGACACGGGCTGAACGCCAAATGTAAACGGAGGCCCGAGAAACTGCATCGCGTAGAGCGTTGTGTCCGTAAACACCAGTGTCTGCTGCCGCGTTTCAACTGCCGTTACGATCTTGGACCCAGAACCGAGGCGAATCTCCCCAGCTGTATTGGTTGCTGTTGTCACCCAGTCCGTCACGCTCTCCTGATTGGAGAAACGAATAGCCATGGGGTCCTGCACACCAGGGTTTGTCTCAAGGTCGCAGCCAAACGCAATCACGTGCCGGTCCCTGTCCGAAACAAGAATCTGCTTTGCAATAGTCGGCGCGCTGTTGGCGCCCGCAAGATCGGAAAGAGCAACCGCTCGGTTGGTAAACCCAGAAGAGAAGTCCCAGTAGTAAATACCGCCATCGCGGACGTTGATCAAAAGGTCTTCCCCAAAGTTGTCGTGCGACCAAAGACGCAGCTGGTCAGAAAGCGCCGTCGTGTTGGCTGCACTGCCCCATGTTCCACGGCTCCAAACACCCGCGCCCCAGCCAGTACCAAACACCGCGTTCTCTGTGCCGACGTTGATTTGATACGCCCCGACAGTGCTTGACCCGCCATCCCCCGTGTCGGACGCATTCGCAACCACCAGAGTAGGCTGCAGCTGGCCGTCGACCGTGATCTGGTCAATCGAGGTTCCCGCTTCTCGGGCCTGGATTACGTAGGTGTCGTTATCGACTACGTTTACGATCTCGTATTCCTGGTTCAGGACATCCGCAGTGATGTTGCCTCCAAGGCTCACCGCTCCTGTGAAAGTCACGAAGTCGCCCTGCACTGCGTCATGTGAGGCGCTCGTAACTGTAATATCGGACTCACCGTCGACAGCCGCAAACGTCACGTCGCCGGCAGCAGTAGTAAGACGAAGAGGGGTGATGTCGTTATAACCACCGCCCTGGTCGATGTAGTACTTTGTACTTGTACCCACGCCTGTCAGCTTGTCGTTCCCAATGGTCACCCATGGGATCAAAGCCCGGCAAGCTCCTAGGAAGGAGTTGTTGGATTTTTTAACCCAGCCCCCGATCTTTTCCGGAAACCCAAAACGAAACCGTATCTTGTCCCCGTCTCTCCAGCCGCCTTCGTTGGAGTAGTTGGTGACTTCTCGGTTAATGCCGGGTCGAAACTGGAGTTTGACAAAGCTCATCTACGCTACTCACAACGAATAAGAAAAAATGGCGTCTCTTTCGATACCAGCGATATACATCTTTGTTCCGTTGGTTTTAAAAAATAGACCAAAAGGGCCCTCATCTTGGTCTTTTACACCAAGGAAGTTTTGGACATACGAAGCAGTACTGATGTCCCAAGCAGTACTTAGATTGTATTCGTACACTCCAGTGCCGCCTTCAAAGGTTTTCACCCCAACAACGTACATTTTTGCACCATTCGGCCGGAAGAAAACCCCCTCAAGCAAAAAATTTATAGCCAAACCTGGAAGGAGCTGGCTCTGCAAGAATGATGCCGTGCTGATATCCCATGCCGTACTGAGATCGTACTCATAAAGAGTTTCGGCTGATCGGTTGGTAACATACATTTTGGTGCCATCCGGTTTAAAGGATATGCCCCGTGGAGCGACGACTTGCGCAGATACACTGAAATTTTGAACGTATGCAGCTGTGCTGATATCCCAAGCAGAACTTAAAGCGTATTCTTTTACGTCGGTACCTTGCGTCTCCCTTGCAAGCGCATACATTTTGGTACCGTCAGGTTTAAAAAACAAACTGCCAGACGCGCTAGAGCTAAAGGCCTGTAAGTATGACGCTGTGCTGATATCCCAAGGGGAACTTAAATCGTATTCGTTAATACTTCCGTTGGAAAAACTAGAGACGTACATTTTTTCCCCATCAGAACGGAAAAAAAGATCAGATGGGCTGCCAATCGATGTTTCAAGGGGCAAGTACTCTGTTGTTGGAACGGGCCAAGTGGCGGTAGACACATCCCAAGCAGTGCTAAGGTTGTATTGAGCCGTTTTGTCATCTTCTACAACGTACACCCTTTCGCCATCCGACTTAAAAAACAAGCCATTTGGATCGGAAACTTGGTTAGAAACACTAAACCCTTGGACGTACGAAGCAGTACTGATGTCCCAAGCGGTGCTTAGAGAATATTCAAATATAGAGTCATAACCTGCCCCCGTAACAAACATGGTTGTTCCGTCTGATTTAAAAAATACGTCTCTAAGTGCGGGTTCCTGAGCATTAACCGAAAACTGGCGGACGTACGATAGGGTGGTGATGTCCCAAGCTGTGCTTAAAGAATACTGTCTTACATAATCCCCCGATGGAACAGCAGCCACATAAAGCGTAGAGCCATCGGGTTTAAAAAACAGGCCCCTTGGGCTTAGGGTGTTAAACCCGCTGTTTTTTTGTAGGTAAGACGCTGAGCTAACGACCCAAGCAGTGCTTAAATTGTACTCGTAAATTTCCTCGTTTAAAGTATCAACGACGTACATTTTAGTGCCGTCAGGTTTAAAAGATATGCCACGCGCCCCACCAGACGTTGCCTGTGCAATTATAGTGGTAGACGTAAAAGATGACGCCGTGGTGATATCCCACGCGGTACTGAGTTGGTACTGTTTGACGTCTGTACCGCCTAAAAAATACATCATCGTGCCGTCGGGTTTGAAAAATACATCATTTCCGCCGACCTCATATTCACCAAAAGCCGGCTCCCCCTCGAATACCGCGTTGGACAAGTCCCACCCGCCAACCGCGCCACCAGCGCCTTGGTTTTTATGCCACAGCATTACGATCCATCCCCAACCAGTGCGCCATATAGTGTTGTCGAGACCTTCCAGATAGCAAGAACCGTGTACCCAGAAGTAGCCAGCGTTGGCGCAGCGCCCCCGTTGTTGACCCAAGTGATGGTCGGCCATGTAATCGTGTAGGCCGTGCCGTCGTCAATCATTAACGTAATGGCTTGGCCATCCGTAAAACCGTCGGTGTATGTCGTGTTGCCAGTCAGCGTGTGCGTTTGAACAGAGCCATTGTCGGGCTCAAGCGCAACAGATGTCCCGCTGATTGCGTATACATCTTCAACAATCGTCCCAGTCATAGTGGGAGTGCTGATTGCTGGTGTCGTCAACGTCTTATTGGTAAGCGTCTGTGTGTCTGTCGTTCCAACAACATCGCCCGCTGGTGCTGCAAGAGTTGCAATAGTTCCAAGGCCCAGCGATGTTCTGGCGGTTGCGCCGCTTTCCGCAACCCAGGTGCTTCCGTTGCCGACAATGATGTTTCCATCAGTTGGCGTCAACGCACCGATTGCGGTTAAGGTGGCGGGCAAATCCTCTGAGAACCCTGCGGAAATATCCACAACAGCTGCACCAGATCCCGCGCCGTCGGCGTACACAACGGCGGTGCCTCCGTCCGCGACAGTAACATTGCCGCCAGACCCTTGCGTAAGAACGACGCTCTCACCCGAGTTGTTGACCACAAAGAAAATCTTCTCCTGGTCGTTCGGAGTAATTGTAACCGTATTGGTGCCGCTTGGAGATCCACCAAAAACAAGAACCTTGTAGTGGCCGTCCGACAAAACCCCGTCCGAAGTGGTCAACGTATGCGTTGTACCCGACAACGTGATATCGCCAACGCCATTAGTCAGGCGGTCGATAATCTGGAGGTTGGTGTTGGTTGTATCACCCCAAGTACCGGACTGCTCACCCGTGGTGATAAGCTCGATACCCGAGTTGACTGTATAAGTACTGGCCATAACGCGATCCTATGCTGCGATCTCGGTCCAGATGTCCGAGGTACTTGGTTCTATTTCCGTCCACGTCGATCCTGGGTCCGGGGTTACGGGAGTATAACTTGTTCCGGGCGATGGAGCAATCGGTCCCCACACAACCACGGTACCTGTTTCCCCATTCGCCGAAACACCAACAGGAACAACAGTTGCCGTTCCGGTTACCGTGACATTTCCAACGCCACCTGTAGCCGATACGCCTGTAACAGGGACATCTTTTGGAAGGCTGACAACCACGGTACCGACTGCGCCGGTAGCGGACACACCCGTCACGGAGACGTTGGCGACACCTTCGATTGCAACCGCACCAACCTGACCTGTTGCGCTGACCCCATCAGGGACGACAGTAGCTCCGGTAGAAACAACTACGCTTCCTACGGCTGTCGTTCCCGCAACGCCGGTCGTTGGTGCCACGGCATCTGCCGCCACAAGGACACTTCCAACAGCGCCCGTGGCGGACACACCCGTCACGAGGACAACTTCGCCACCAGATTCAACGACGGTGACGTCACCGACTTCGCCGGTGGCAGAAGTGCCTGTTACAGAAACACCTGAGTTTGCCGCCACGACTGCGTCACCGACAGCACCCGTAGCAGAAACGCCTGTAAGGACTACGTTGGCCTCAGCTGTAAGCTCAACACTTCCCACAGCGCCGATGGCAGAAACACCGGTTACTGGAACAATAAGTCCTGTGTCTACAGTTACAGCACCTACGGAACCAGGGGCTTCAAGCCCTGTTACTGGCACACTAGCCTCAGCGGCAACATTAACAGTTCCGACAGCGGCAGTCGCAGAAACCCCTGTCACAGAGACATCTACGTTTACGGCACCGCCAGCCTCAACAATACCATCGTCACCCAGAGGGCCAGAGGCGAGAGGCCCACCGATGAGCAGACCAAAGTAATGTGGCTGTTCGACTGCCCCACCTGCGTCATCCGCTATGGGTGCAGAGGCTAGTGGGTTAAAGCCGAGCATTTACTTACCTCAAGGTTTGACGGGCCAAGTCACGCTGTATGGGAAGCCCTGTTGATCCGTTATATCACGAAGTGCTTGGCGATACGATGCCATTGCCTCGGTCATGGTGTTGTCGGTCAGGGCCATCCAGTCGGTTTCCTGCAAGAGCATATCACGCTTGCCACGAACATTTGCTTCTGCTTGATCCTGTGGCAGTTGCTCGACAACGTAAGGCAGAACCCAGTTGCCATCCACCTGCTCAAACGCACCATCAACAACACGATTAACAGTGCTGTCATAGTCAGGCACATCTGGCCGTGTGTATGGATACACATCATAAGCCGCCAGAATATGGTCAGGGATTAGCTTTGGAAAGCTGACGTTTGCATTATCACGGCGGAGTTGTCCCAGTGTGTATTTGGCTGGAACGCCGTTTGTAAGTTTAAGGTGCATGGTAAGGCTCCTATGCAGTTACAAGTTGATTGGCGTAAAACCTAAGGTCGCTTGCCCCTGTTGGGTTATGCCAACCTGTTGAACTTTCCCCCGTGGCAACTTGCGACGAGGGGCCGTTGATATAACTCGTGTCGTTACCACCGGCCCAACGGGACAGGCCACGTGTAGAACCCAAGTCGCCACCAGCCGTAGTAAATGCTTCGCCCAAAAATACTCCGTCTATCCAAAGCCTTACTCTACCAACAGCAACGCGAAAGTCCCAAACAACTGTGTGCATCTCCCCATCCTTTGGGAAATTACTGGTATCTAAGAAAGCATTGCCATCATTAGGCGAACTAGCGTTACCGTCACCGCCGCGCAGCCTAAAGTTGTTACTCGCCTCGATGCCGATCCATGCACCGTAACCGGTTCCCCCGAATTCCGCCAGATAACCGACCGAAGGTGAAACTGAAAAAGTCACGTCTGCTGCAAACACTGCGTTTTCCACAAGTTCCGTGAAGGTAAAGCCAGTGTATGTCGTTGTGGGGGCGATGGTTTTTGTAAGCGTTAAACCCGCCTCAGGGTCAAACGCAGGTCTCACACCAGCCCTCGCCATCTGCATTAGCCGAGAGATACTCATGCCATTGCATCCCCTGCTTGGAAGCCGTAGTAGGTTGTGCCGCCATCCTGTGTATAGAAGGCATACACATCCGTCTCACCGCTTGCAGGTGCATCAGGTGCAGTGCCACCCGCCCAGTCAACAGACGCAGGCCAAGTGACAGTTACAGTGGCAGAGGGTGTCACCTTGAGCGTGAAGCCATAGGCTGTGCCAGAGGCAGGAGGGTTGCTGAATACATAGGTCACGTTAGCAGATGGTGCGTCCGAGAACACAGTGCCAGTGGACAGGTCAAGAGTGCTGCTTGAGATGTCGCCAACACGCTCCTCACGGAAGTCAGCCTCAACCGCAGAAATATAAACCACAGCATCACCTGACAGGTTAATCGCTGCATCGCTATTGCTGCTCTCGCTGACAGTGCGGCTGAGTGTGGTTCCAGATGCGGTGTAAGTCCCAGTTCCGATTTCCCATTCACTGCCATCCTCAATGATGTAACGCACAACATCGCCATCAGAGACACCTGCATCAGCAAATGAACGCTGCCCCGCAAAGGGAGAGCCAAGCGTAATCGTGCCAGTGCCAGTGGTGGCTGTGCTGACGTATGCTCTGTTGACTAGCTTGACCATGGGTTATCCCTTATCAGATGATGTCTTCTTCAGTCACAGGCGCATCAGGATTGACGGGCCACTCGATATTGCGTGGGAAGCCTGCCTGCTCAGTTATATCACGAAGCGCCTGACGATACGACACCCACTCAGCCGCCATTGCCACGCCCGTCTCAGCTTGCTTGACCACACGCCAGTCGCTCTGCTTGAGCAAGTCGTCACGCTGCTTGCGGGCCTTAGCTGCAATGGAGGCAGTGTCAGCGTCAATGTCAGCCTGCGTTTTGGCTTCAACCTTTACCGTGCGAACTACATCGCCATCAATGTAAGGGTCGCAGCCAACCAGTTTCTCAGTGGCCCTGTCGTGCGGCAGAAATGTGTCAACGGGCAGGCATGAGTTGTCCAAGAGGAATTGCTTGGTCGGGCCTTTGGCGAAGCTAGTGTTGGGGAAGATAGTCCGATAGTCGGCAACCTTAATCACCGCTCCATCATTTACGAGTGCAATAAGCATTTCGGTTGCTCCTTATTGGTCGGGGAAAGCCTTGGTCGGCGGTGTGAAGTTTGCAGTGTAACGGGCCACGCCCTTGGTGATGCGGAGGTCGTCTATGTAGCCAAGATATGCTCCAGAGGAAAACCCTCGTATAGCACCAATTACCAGTTCCGTATCAACTTCAGTAATGGTGGTTGCACTAGACAACACACTAGTTCCATTTAGGTAGATGTTAATATTTGCCCCGTCATAAACCCAAGCACAATGGTTCCAAGTATTAGCTGTCGGCGCTGAAGATGAAACGTAAGTGCTTGAGCCGTTAGAAAAGCTAATATTTCCCGTGGAGACATCTAAGTAACCTTGATAGCTTAGTGTGGATGATCCACTTAATCTCTTTGCAAATACAATTCTTGCTGTTGAAAAGTTTGATGATGGATTTAGCCAAGCCTCAATTGTCCAAGAAACGCCTGCCAGATTCAAACTCCCTGAGTTCTCCATGACCAAATAATCCCCCGTCCCATCAAACTCAATCGACCCAGTGCCAAACTTAGTCACCGCAGTGTCGATCTGCGCATTGCCCACAGTCTCAAGCACGTTCTTGCCAGTGCTGTCGAAGATGCCTGCGTTGGTGAAATTGCACAGAAGCGATGTGTTTGTTACCGCAGTGAGGGGTGCGGTTGGGACATC